CTTGAATACCGTACTATACGCATAAGACCGAGGAGAATACATTTCGATGGCTGACAACTCTTCTAAAAAGTTTAAGTTCATTTCACCTGGAGTGTTCATTGACGAAATCGATCAATCACAACTTCCAGCCGTACCAACCGAAGTAGGACCAGTAGTTATTGGTCGTTCCCGCAAGGGACCTGCTGATAAACCAGTTCAGGTCAACTCTTACTCTGACTTTGTTCAGACTTTTGGTAGCCCTGTTGCTGGTAACGAAGGTGGCGACACCTGGCGTGAAGGCAACAATACTGCTCCAACCTACGCTGCATATGCTGCAAAGGCTTGGTTGAGGAACAACTCTCCTCTTACCTTCCTTCGAGTCCTTGGTGACCAGAAGTCTGGTGTAGCAGATGCTGGAAAGGCGGGCTGGGAAGTTGGCGAAGCTGGACCCACTGATGGTAATGGTGGTGTTTTCGCTCTTGTTGTTTGGCCATCTGCTTCTGTTAGTTCTTCTGCTCCTGTTCATGTTAGCGGTGCAGTTGCTGCTCAATTTTATACAAATGGACGAGTTCTTCTTTCTGGCTCTACAACTACAGGGAAGAACGGCTCTACTCTTTACGAAGTATCAACAGACGATGACTTCAAGCTTGTCTTCGTAAGCGGTAGCACAGATGAAGAACTTAAGGTAAGCTTAGATCCAAGTAGCCCTAACTTCATCCGTAAGGTACTAAACACAAACCCAACAATTACCAACTCTGCTATTACCGCAGCCTCAACAAGAACATACTACCAAGGCGGCTTCTACTGGCTCGGCGAGTCTTTTGAATATTCTGCACAACATACTGGCTCTACAAGCATTGGTCTATTGGCTGGTGGAGATGCAACAAAATATCACGCTGCTATCCTTCCAATGGCTGTAAATGGCGACAGTGCAACACAACAGAACAACTGGCGTGCTGCGGCTACTAAAGCTACAACAGGCTGGTTCATTTCACAGGACCTTAGCACCAACACAGGTTCTTATGCTGCTCGTAACCAGCAACAACTCTTCCGCCTTGAGGCTCTATCCGCAGGTGAGTGGGCTCAAAGGGAAATAAAAATATCTATATCAAATATCAAAGCACCTACAGGAGATTATCAGAGCTATGGTTCTTTCTCTGTCTTGGTTCGTGGTATTAACGATACAGATAATAGACAGGTTATTCTAGAGCGATATGATGAATTGAATCTAAACCCAGCTTCTGAAAACTACATCGCTAAGAGAATTGGTGATCGCTACCAGGCGTATAGCACAAATGACCAACGCAACGTAGAATATGGTGAGTTTGAAAACCGTTCTAACTATATTCGTGTCGTAATGAATGACGACGTTGCTGCTGGCTCTGGCGAACCCCGCTGGCTACCATTCGGCGTCTTCGGTCCTATGAAATATCGTGATGTTGGTTTGGTCAGTGGCTCTGCTGGTTTTTCAGTTCCATCTGTTCCAGCTTCCGCTACTAGAGGCGACTACCGCACAATGCTTGACGGATCAGGCTCTAGTGGTTATGGTACTGCTGGTCACTTAGTGGATAACAGTGATATTATATCTCTAGCTGTTCTCGGCGGTGATAGCTTTAGCGGCTCCATTCAGTTCCCAAGCGTTCCATTGCGCTTGAATAGTACTGACGGAAGCCCAAGAAACACAAAGAATACTTTCTGGGGAGCCTGGACTGGTCGCTCAAGAAGCGATACATTCTACAACCCAGAAATTACAGACATGATAAGAGCAAGAACATTTGATTTATCAAGTTTTAATGAAAACCCAGCGAATACCGCTCTCGATGTTGAAGGGGAAACCTTCGCTCAAACAGGTTCTGCTGTAAATATTTCTTGGGTATTCTCTCTAGATAATGTTTCTGGGTCTCTTACAGAGGGGTTTGTCTATGGTAGTAATTATCGTGTTACTGGTAGTAGCATTAGTGCTGTAGGAAACTATACTTCTCCATTAAGTTTGGGTATTGATCGTTTCACCACAGTCTTACACGGCGGCTTTGATGGTCTAGATATTACAGAGCGTGAAGCTTTCCGTAATACTAAGATGGATAACCAGACAGAAGACACTTCTTATGAAATCTACTCCCTAAGAAAGGCAGTAAATATCATCTCTAGTCCAGACGATGTGTCAATGAACGCTATTGTAATGCCAGGCATCACAAACAGAACAGTAACTAATGATCTTTTGGATACTGCTGAAGAGCGTGGCGACGCCCTAGCGATCATTGATATTGAAAATGCTTACACACCAGACACAGAAGACACTGGTTCTGCGGAAGACAGAAATGCTAATAACACACCAGACCTCGCTGCTTCTACTCTAGCTGGTCGCAGTATTAATAACAGCTATGGTGCCACATACTACCCATGGGTAAGCATTTTGGACACCGAAACAAACCAGAGACTATGGTCACCACCATCAGTTGCCGCTCTTGGCGTCTTGTCCAACACAGACAGACTTCAGGCACCATGGTTTGCCCCAGCAGGCTTTACTCGTGGCGGTCTAAGCGAAGGTGCCGCTGGTGTCCCAGTTCTAGACGTGTCACGCAGACTAACATCTGATGACCGTGATACGCTCTACGAAAACAACATTAACCCAATCGCTAAATTCCCAGCAGAAGGGATTGTCATCTTCGGACAAAAGACACTACAACAAACAGCAAGTGCTCTTGATCGAATCAATGTCCGTCGCTTGATGATTTACTTGAAGCGTGAAATCTCTTTCATCGCCTCAAGACTTCTATTTGCTCCAAATGCACAGGCAACATGGGATCGCTTCTTGGGTCAAGCTGAGCCACTCCTAAGAGACGTTAAGGCTCAGTTCGGTATTGAGGACTTCCGACTAATCTTGGACGAATCAACAACCACACCAGATCTTATCGATCGCAACATCATTTATGCTAAGTTGTATGTGAAGCCAACCCGTGCTGTAGAGTTCTTCGCAATCGACTTCATAATTACAAACAGTGGGGCGTCCTTCGAGGATTAATCTACTGAGTAACTACTTATTACGAGGAGCTAAATAAACAATGGCAAGTCTATTTTGGGGTCAAGCAAATAGCGAACCAAAACGTCAATTTCGGTTTGAATTAAGTTTCACTTCTAGAAATGGTAATCAAGCAGGTGATATCCCTGTGTGGACTGTAAAGACTGCTACAAAGCCAGTCGCTACTGTAAGCACAATCACACACCAGTACATTGATCATACTTTTAATTTCCCAGGACGTGTAACTTGGAATCCAATCAACGTGACCCTCGTTGACCCAGTGCAGCCTGACTTGTCCTATGCATTCTTGGATATCCTCGGCGCTTCTGGGTACAAGTATCCAGATACTGCTAATGTTGCTAAGATCAGCTTGAGCAAGAAAGCATTTAAAGACTCAATTGGCTCCGTAGTTCTTAAACAAATTGATGCAGACGGTCGTGAGGTCGAACGCTGGGAACTAGTCAATCCAATCATCACAAACATTGACTTCGGTGGAACACTATCATATGATTCCGACGAAATGGTAGAAGTTAGTTGTGAGATTACTTACGACTGGGCTGAACTAAGCAGAAGTGGCGTATCTTCCACCACACCACCATCTACTCGTGGCTAAATAAGTTCTTAACACCAAAGAACTAACAAGTTACAATATAAAAGAAAGGTTATAAAATATGAGTAGAAACCAAGACCGTTTAGGTTTAGACAATACCCCTGTTCAAGACGAAACACCTGCTGCCACTACGGCAGCAGTTGGTATTGGGGTACCATCAAGTGCTGATGGTCCAAGTTTTAGCTGGTCTATTCCAACAGAATTTGTAGAACTTCCAAGTCAAGGTATCTTTTATCCACCTGGGCACCCTCTCCATCAACAGACAACTGTTGAAATCAGATATATGACGGCAAAAGAAGAAGATATTCTAACTTCTCGATCACTTCTAAAAGCAGGTGTCGCTCTAGATCGTATGCTACAGAACATCTTGGTCGATAAGAACCTTAATGTAAACTCCCTTCTAGTCGGTGATAAGAACGCTTTGCTTGTGGCTGCTAGAAGAACAGGCTATGGTCCTGAATATGAAACAACAGTCACATGCCCAGCTTGTACTACTACAGTTGAACATGCTTTTGATATTTCTGATCCACCAACAAATGAGTACCTCAAGAATGCTGAGGACTGGGGCATCAGTGTCTCAACCAATGGAACACTCAGCATTGAACTGCCCATGAGTCGTGTTGTTGTTGGTTGTCGCCTGCTAACAGGCGAGGACGAAACAAGACTTCTTAAAGAGTCGGAGAGAAAAGCAAAGAGAAAGATGGATTCCTCCACCACAACAGATACTTTCAGAGCATTTATTGTTTCAGTTAACGGTGACGAAAATCCATTCGCAATCGAATCTTATATTCAGGCAATGCCTGCTAGGGATGCTCGACACCTGCGAACAATCTACAACTCTTTAGTTCCTAATATTGATCTAACACAGGCTTTTGAGTGTACTCAGTGTGGGCATGAGGCGGAGATGGAGGTCCCGCTCGGCGTGGACTTTTTTTGGCCTAAATCATAACTACATAGAAGCAGTTTACGAACAACTTTTCGCAATGAAGTACCATGGCGGTTGGAGCTTTTTCGAAGCTTACAATCTGCCAGTCAACATTCGCATGTGGATGATTGAAAGATTAGTTAAGCAAAAAGAAGAAGAAGCTTCTGCCGCCAAGGGTACAACATCTACAAGTACCAAAGGGTTTAGTTATAAACCGTGATAATTGTATTTAACAACTACTTATTAGGCAGACGTATGCGAGGTTTGTCTATATGAATATCGATTTTGAAAATGAGGTTCTAGATTTGACTGCTCTCCGTGAGGAGCAGCAACTCAATGAAAATATCCTAAATGTCTTTGCTGCTTGGATTCAGTACCTCTTGTCTAAGATGTACAAGGG